TCATAAAAATATTTAGCCCACAAAAATGCCACTTTTAAGAACTTCCGGTAGCGAATCAGTTGTTCTAAGGCAGTGGCCGCCTATTCACTTTCGGTAACTAGTACCGGTCCTAAGGTGAATTCTTATCCGTTGCCGCTTGCGGCTTCTTTATCATCCGGTGTCTTCTTCTTGCCAATAGCATCTGCTTCGTCCATAGCATCGTGGAACTTGGCATTTGCTTGTGCTTCTACAATGGCGGTTTCCATAACACGATCTGATTCAATCATCTTACCACGAATAGTTAACACAGTATTAACTTTTTGGTTAAGACGAATCAAATCGTTGTCTAACATACGAATGCGATCTATCAGTGCAATAAGCACGGTATTGGCATCGCTGATAACAGGCTTAACTTCTTCAGTCGCCCATTTCCAAACATAATTGATGATGAAGCCCATCCCAACTGCCATAACAATTGGGAATCCGTACTTATTAACTAACTCTGCTATATCGCCCATATCTTCTCCTTAGAAGAATAAAAATACGCCTTGGAGGCTTAGTAGTAGACCAAATCCTGCTACAACAAAACTACTCCAGAACAACATCATGCTAACAGCTAGAATACTTGCTGACAATACAACGATGGCCATTTGATAAGCAGTTGAAGCATAACCAATCCATGGGCTACGTGTTTTAGCATCATCGCGTTCTGCTTCTAATTTCTTAGCTTTGGCCATTAAATCTTTCTTGCCTTCGCCTGGTTCATTTTCATAACGATCAATTTTAGCCGCCATGTCAGCCGCACGAGCTTTATCACCATTGTGTTGTGCTTCGTACAAGTTTTGTTCTGCTAGGCTTTGTTTGATTGACTTAGCTTGATAGAAACTGTAAGTGTCGTTGGCTTTGATAGTATTGTTCAATACTGTACTGCCTAACTTACCACCATACCATGCGTTTACTGCTAGACATAGAGCAAACACGTTGATTACCATACCTGCTTTGTCTTTGATTTTTGCTTCACGTTCGCTACGTGAGCCAACTGGTGGCTTTGGTGCGTCCGGATCTTTTGGTGTTTTGTTGATCATATTTAGAACTGAATCTAGTAATGCCATTTATTGTTCTCCGTTAAAATTAATTTTATAGCCCTTGGCAAAAGCTCTAACTGGGTCTATTTTACGTAGCATAGCTTTTCCGTTAATATTGGTAACTTCGAATAAATCTCCGCCCTTCCATCCTAACTTATCTATGTCTAATTCTTCATCTAAGATTATACCGCTTGGGCTTAGGTCCCAATTATAATCCATATAAAACATTTTAAAATTCCTTTTCAATTAATCACGTCTTGCATCATTTTTACCGTCTGCACGAGCAATACGGTCAACGTCTGGTCTTAACCCGAGTGCGTTTGATACAATAGTATCGATACGTACTACGTCATGATTCATTGTTTTTACGCGATTATCTAAGGCAGTAATGATACCAGCCATACCTTTTACAGAGCCTAAAACACCCTGCAAAAGTAGTCTGATTGTTAGATATACGAAATAGCCACCGGCTAATGCGGCCGCTACTGGGAACCCAAGGTCCCCTATGATTTTGAATATGTCACCCATCGATTCGCTCCCGGCTTTTGACAAATGTATTTATTAACATTTTACCAAAAAACTTGATTAAAATCCCAGATTATGTTTAAATACAGTATGAATATACTGTTCTGGTTAATTATGTGCGCTGTTATTGGATTCGCCATTTGGTGGATTATGGACTGGCATGATAAATTTCCAAACGGTCAATGAATTGTTGTAATCCCTTCAAAGCGAAGGTATCTCGGACGTGGGTTCGACTCGCGAATCGAACATAAATAATAATATGTTCTACACAGTCTATAAAACAACTAATCTTATTAACAGCAAGATTTATGTTGGGCTTCATGTAACTAGTAATCTAGAAGACGATTATCTAGGAAGTGGATCTCAACTTAAATCGGCAGTTAAGAAATACGGCAAGGAAAACTTTAAGAGAGAATATATTAAGATATGTAACTCTCCAGAAGAGATGTATGAGTTAGAAGCAGATATTGTAAATGAAGATTTTGTTAAAAGATCCGATACTTACAATATGAAAACAGGCGGTACCGGATCTTGGTACCATGTAAATTCTAATCCAGAACAAAAGCGTAAGACTAGTAGTCAAGGCGGTGTAAAAACTTCTAGTAGAGATACTAATCCTTTTAAAGATCCGGAATGGCAGAAACAATACGATTGGACACGCTCACCGGAAATATTAAAAGCTAACAGTATCAAAGCTAATAGCCCAGATGCTATTGCTAAGAAGAAAGCTACTTGGAAAGAAACAGGTAGAGGACAAGGTAATAAAAATTCACAATATGGAACCTGTTGGGTTACACATAGTGAGTTGGGTAATAAAAAGATCAGTAAAGATGATCTTGACAAGTTTCTATCTTTAGGTTATACTAAAGGTAGGAAAATTATTGCTGTATGAAGTGACGAGAAAAGTGTTCAAGACAGGGGTTCGAATCCCCTCACCTCCACCTAAGTATATTGGGTAGTGTGCTTAGGTGGGGGTGTACCGGCATTCGATTGGGCAAAGAGTAAATTAATGGACAGCACAGTAGGCGATGACTGTAAATCAAGCAAAATTAGTAAATGCAAAAACATCTACTTTCAAGTTTTTCGAAGTTGATTTCGCCTTAAATGACGAATCATTCGAATTAGCGGCCTAAGAAACCGCCCTTGCGAGGATTGGTTGATCCTTGTCACCCAACTTAACCAAATGGGCCTTCGGGCCCATTTTTACGATTGACACACAACCAGAAGTCTGCTATAATAGTTACATTGTTAAACAACATTCAGGTTAACTATGCAAGCACTCAAAGAAACTACAGGCGGTGATTTTCCCGCACACATTTATTTGTTGGATGGTACTACTTTGGTAGCTTATATTAAAGCTGGTGAAACCAAACCATACTATTTTAAAAATGGTATCAAAGGATTTAGCAAGAGTGGACGTAAGTTTGAAGAACTCAAAACTAATCCATTCAAAGCTCCAAAGAAAGAAGAACTAATGCCGTGGATCAAAAAGGTACAAGGTTCTAAACCTAATACATTTTACACAGTTAATACAGAAGAACATACATGCACTTGTCCAGGATTCACTTTCCGTGGAGATTGCAAACACGTTAAGGAATTGGAAACAGTATGAATGTGCGTATAAAAGAACTAATGCAGGAAGCAGACTATGCGGCACCTGAGATTGCCAAACGAGCACAAAGGTTGTGTGATTTGGTTATTAAGGATAACATTCAAACTCTAATCAATAACGGTTATGATGATGCGGCCAAATGTTTACATGATGTAAATTTTGGAATCGAAGATGCAGTATGACAAAAGAAATAACATTTTATATTAAAAAAGGACGCCGCTATGTTCCACACAGTACGTACTCAAGTGAGTTCTGCGATGCTTTTCCTAAAGGTACTCATTTGGTTCAGTCTTATCCAGGTGGTAGCCTTCGCCGTTATAATATCGACCCTGCTTACGCTCCAATGGTTGCGGCCGGGCGTGTAGCCGAAGATGTTATTAGTCGTAAACTTATGGAAGCAAGCGATATGCGTCCAAAGTCTGCTCCTATGACGCAAGAACAAATCGATGCTTGGAACCATTTGATTAAAGTGTTTGGTCCAGAGGCTCGTACACTAGAATGGCCTAGTGCTAGAGAAGCGGCAGAGGCGGCCGTTAAGGCAATGAGTGAAGAAGCAGAAAAATTACTAGAAAATCCTAGTGTGCGTAAGGCATATGAAAGATTTTTATTGATAGCAGAACTAACAAAGGAACATAAGAATGAAAACAGTTAAAGGTGATTTGCTCGAAATGGGCAAGAACAATGAATTCGATATTATTATGCATGGCTGTAATTGTTTTACAGTAATGGGTGCTGGCATTGCGGCACAGATTGCACAGCAATTTCCAGATGCTAAAATAGCAGACGACGAAACTATCAAAGGCGATCCAGGTAAACTAGGATCCTATACTGTAGGTATGAATGGTCGTTTGGTTATTCTTAACTGCTACACACAATACGGAATTTCTAGTTACAACGGCGAAGATGTATTTGAGTATACAGCATTCAATCGTGTACTGAGTAAAATTGCTTATCGATTTGGTAAATGGCGAATCGGTTTGCCTATGATTGGCATGGGGCTCGCCGGTGGCGACGCTCTTCGTATTATGCCAATGATTGAAGATTTTGCCAAAACTGTAGAGCGTCAAGGCGGTAGTGTAACACTTGTGGAATGGGAACGTAAATGAGTAAAGACAAACATATCCCAAAATTATTCATCGATGGAGAAACAGCAGATCGTATTACTAGTCTTACCTTGCGTGATTATCGTAAATACCTTAAGAAGGAATTAGCCAAATGGAAAAAGAATCCTAAGACTGATTCTAACCCAGATGGCTATTGGCTACATGAAAGTGATGTGGCACTTAACATACGAACTATTCAAGCATTAGATTTAATTATTAGTCATTTCGCAGAAGTACCAGAAGTAAATTAAAGGAAGTAAAGATGGACATGGATCAAGCGGCAGTATTTTTAGCCGGAAGTATTTTAACAGTAATGGGTTTTTTAATAATCCTTGTTGGTATTGTAATTGCCAATAATATTATACACAAGTATTGGAAACCATTCGGCTGGACATTTATGCCCAACTGGTCACACGAGCCACATAGATTTGCCAGCCAAGAAGAACTAGATAGGGTCGCCCCAAAACTAGATAAAGAAGCCAAATAATTTGGCACCAAAAAATGTTGACTCCGTGTTAACACGGATATATACTATCGACATGACAGATGTCATTTTATTAATAAAAGGAAGTTAAAATATGAAAAAGCTATTTTTAGCATTTATGTTGGCAGTTGGTTTTGCCACAGCACACGCAGAAGTAACTGGTAACCTAGGTCTAACATCAGACTATCGTTTCCGTGGTATTAGTCAAACACAAAACGCACCAGCAGTACAAGGTGGTGTTGACTACAATCACTCAAGTGGTTTTTATATCGGTAACTGGAACAGTTCAGTGAGCTCACAAGTTTACACACAAGGTTCTGGTGTAGAGTCTGACTTGTATGCAGGTTTTAAGAAAGATATTTACAAGGGTCTAACTATCGATGTTGGTTCTTATAACTACTTCTACCCACGTGCTAAGACAGCCGGAACAGGTTCAAACTTTGACACATACGAAGCTTTCGTTGGTCTAGGTTATGGTCCAGTATCTGCCAAGTACAGCCGTACATTAGGCAATGGTTACTTCGGTACAACAAATGCTCAAGGTACACAGTACTACCAAGCAGACGTAGCATATCCATTAGATGTTATTGGTCTTAGCAAGGCAAGTTTCCTAGCACATGCTGGACACACCAATGTTGCTAACTCAACATCACTAGACTACTCAGACTACAATGTAGGCTTAGGATATGATCTAGCAGGTTGGCAGTTTGCCGCTAAGTATTACACCAATACTAGCATGACAAGTTCTTTCCAAACAGCTAACACAGTTAGCGGTCAGAAGTTGTACAAGAATGCAGGCGTATTGTCTGTAACAAAAACATTTGAATAATTATTCAAATTAAACAAAAAGGCCTTTCGGGGCCTTTTTTTACCTTCAAGCGTTATTGAAATTTTCTATAAGCGTTATTAAAATAATTATTGAAAAAATCAATTAAAATGCTTGATCTTATTAGTAAATACTATTACAATAAGAACATAGGACACTTAGTTCTTAAAGTTTTCAAACACACACAAAGGAGATATTATGAAAACAGTACACGACAAATTAGAACCATTCGCAATTACTGGTGTTAAGCCAGGCGCATTGACCGGTGACGATGCATTTGAAACTATTACAGAAGCTAGCTTTGCAGGCAAGTGGAAAGTTATCGTTTACTATCCAAAGGACTTTACATTTGTATGTCCTACAGAGATTGTTGCCTACGACAAACTAGCACAAGACTTTGCTGACCGTGATGCAATTTTGCTAACAGGTAGCACAGATAATGAGTTTTGTAAAATCGCATGGCGTAATGCACATGAAGATTTGAAGAAAACCAACAGCTGGATGTTTGCAGACACACAGCGTGGTGAATTGAGCTTGATTGAACAACTCGGTGTATTCTATGCGCCAGCAGGTGCCGCACTTCGCGCAACATTCATCGTTGACCCAGACAATGTTATCCAACATGTTACTGTCAACAACTTGAACGTTGGTCGTAGCCCAGAAGAAACATTGCGTATTCTTGACGCATTGCAAACTGGTGAACTATGCGCATGTAACCGTACGGTAGGCGGAGAGACACTATAATGGCATTCAACGACACTATCAAAAGTGCGTTGCCAGAATACGCAAAGGACACCAAGTTAAACTTGGACGCTGTCCTTTTGCGTAGTACATTAGATGCTGATGTAGCTATGGGTTGTGCTGTAGCCGCATTGGCCGCAACTGGCAATGGCAAAGTATTAAGTATCTTGTTAGCTGATGCTCCAGTACATGCAGAATCAGCAATGACTGCCGCAAGTATCATGGCACAAAACAACGTATGGTATCCGTATGTTGAAATGGCAGATGACGAACAGCTAAAAGGATTGCCAGCACAGTTACGCATGAACGCTATTGCGTCACATGGCGGAACAACTAAGAGCAATTTTGAAGCGTTTAGTTTGGCCGCTAGTATTGTTGGCAAGTGTCATTTCTGCGTTAAGGCACATTACGAAACATTGAAGAAGGAAGGCTACACAGTAGAACAACTTCGTGACATTGGACGTATTGCTAGTGTGATGAATTCTGTAGCTAAGGTATTAAATAGCTAAATATTTGTCAAGGAGGATAAAGCCATGAAACAAAAAAAGCTAGTAGCTAAATTGTACAAGGCTTGCTTCCGACACGATGAAGATGCAATTGCCAAACTCCGTAAAGAAGAGTTCCGCAAGATACTAAAGCACCGCGCCGAAGGCAAACCATTTGATGCAAAATGGACCGTGGTAAGGATTTAGTTGTAACACAACTGCAATCTTAGCAACATAATACTGCGATAAATATTGGTATGACACCGAAAACTTATCGCAGTATTTTTATTTC